AAACTGAAGGGCAGATCTCGGAAGCGGCTTTGGAAGGCCGCCTTCTCGATCTGGTCTCCAGAGACCCTCGTTGTGTCTGACAGCAGCAGATTGCTGCGACTTATATCCGGTCATAGTATAGAGATCATCGATCCCTATATTACTGTCGAAAAGTAAGTCGAAGCACTTCATCCCTACGATGTGAGTATACTCCTCCGTATACGGACCTTTTATGGTCGTATAGATCGGTTGAGGTAGACTCTCTGTTGCTGCCTTCCAAACCCTCCATGGAGTATCTCTGAAGGCTGTGAGGTTGATTGGTCTTTCCTTCTTCCACTTGAGAAGAATCCTTCGAGCTATACGTAAGTCTAGTTCGGAGCATTCCCCCCAAGTGCCAGATGGCAGACCGATTCCTCCAAGCCACTCAGGAATATACCATGGTAGGTGTACCTTTCCAAGGACTAACTCCTTATGGTAGTTGATGAATTCACGCATGCAGGGCTCATGAAGACGCTCCGGTGTGAACTCTAGAAGCTCCCGTGCCCTCGCTCCCACACTATTAGTCGGATCGGCTAAGTCGGATTGACTGACTGCATTCCCGGATCTCTTCAGACCGCGAAGCAGGCCGATATTGACGTAGTGTGTTAGCGAAAAGGGACAGTTCCGTTTCTTTCCATTCTCAGCCGTAATTTGGTGATCCTCCGTTCTCATGAAGCTTGTCGAGTTTATATCGACGAACTCTCGAGAGACGTAGGTTTTCCCTAGGGACTCTTTAAGTCCACTAAATTCGGTAATGAGATGCCAGAAACGGTAGGTCTCTTTATTTGCACGCATCGCACAATCATCTCCGTTGATGAGCAATGGACAGTCTCGAAGTAGAATCTTCTTCTTGAGACCGAGTTCCATAGCCCAGCGGCAGAGTGCGGCGTTTGCAATGCAAAGCACAGGAAAGGAGGTGATGCTTCCCATCAACTGACCTCGAGTCTGAGGTTTCCCATTCTCAAAGACATGGCCTGTTAGACTTCTTATTAGCAGCGATCTTTCGATTGCAGCTAGGTCTAGCATACTGCCAATTTCGTCTGCCACGGTTTCAGAGACAAAGGTTTTCAGATTATCTGTGGCCGCCTCGTAATCCCCTGAGATATAGTACTCATCATCCTTGAGCTTTGCGCCCATGGTGTTAAGTATTATCTCCTCGGTTACAGGCCGCCCGATTAGCTGAAATGTCTTCTGATATCGTAGCGTGGAATGGAGAAACTTCCAGAGACTCCGTAGAACGGTTTGTTGAAATGGAGGACCCTTTGTGATCATTCGAACCTTTAGCGCCTCAGCGAGGGCGACCGGCTTTACTAGCGGTTTCTCTTTCGCGGCGGCTGCCACGAGTCGATGCCACAAAGTTTGGAACCTTTGTTCCAGTTCCTTCGAATCAACAATCACTAACCGTTCCGGATAGTCACTGTTGGAAATATGTTCGTCGCTATCGTCTGGGTATCTCTCTACAGTACGTAACACCCCACCTGGGCTACGAAGCCCTTTCAATAAGTCACTTTCAAGTAGCGTGCCAACCGCACCTGCTTCCCCGCGACTATTGATATAGTTTGCCGATGTGCTGGGAAAGAATCCTTTGATTCGATCCTTGTATGTGTACTTCTTTCCTTCGAAGATCTCTTTGACTGTACGTCGCAACTGTTCTTTAACGGTTGTGGTACATAGAGTCAATTCGATCCCTTCAGGGAAGTCGTCCACATCAGCCCATGGAACTAAGATTTGGTGAGGAATAGTTACTTGCTCAGGGCCCGTCATCTTTTCGATGAACTCGGCTTCGGACTGGCGCAAAGTTGCGCGGTCCGGCCGAGGGAAGCCCTTCTTAAGCTGTTTCACCGACTGGAGCAATTCTTCTCGCTCTGGTCCTGTGTGAAACTGTAAGAAGGTCTTCAGGAATCGTCCGATTCCTCCACCAATAAGATGTTGTGGCTGATCTGACACGTCCTCAAATGGAGGCTTCGGCAGTGTCTGCTGGTGATGGAAAGAATAGAAGGCCGCTAGTTTGTACTTTGCGACCTTCATCCATTTCCCACCGGCCGACACTGTTAGCCGTTCCCAATGGGCTTGTGTCTTCTCAATCGACGGCTTCCCTTCGAAGCCGAAGATCCTGACCAATTGTACTATGCATTGTAGAGATGATTTGATGGATTGCTTGACTGCATCTGTCAAGGGAGATTGTTCT